GTGACAGGGCGCATCAACTACAACGAATCCCGACAGCTTCGACTGAAGTCATGCGCTCGGGACGGTGACCACTTCATCCGACTCATCCGCGACTCACGATATGAGCCGTTCGGCTTTAAGATCCAGCACATCAACGCGGAGTGGTGCAATTACTACCTCAACGGGCTGAACGAGAAGAATCAAAACCCGATCCGCTACGGCATCGAATACGACGAGAGCTATGCCGCTCCGGTGCCTGTCGCCTACTGGTTCACCAAGGCAACTAGCGGACAATGGGCTACGATGTCGCCTGTCAATTTCACGACAAACAGCACAGAAAACTCAATCCGTATTCCCGCCGAGGACATCATCCACTACGCTAAATTTGACGATGACGCAGACGTAACGCGGCCTGTGCCTTGGGCGACTCCGGTCATGTCGAGCGTGCGCCAGCTCGACAAAGCGATGGAAGCCGTGGTTGTAGCTATGCGCGTCGGCGCTTGCTCCAATGTGTTTTTCGAGACTGACCTCATCGGGCCAGACGGGAACACAGCAGCAGGTGCAGACCCTGAGATCATGAAGGGGCTGTCGATGGAGATGAACCCCGGCGGCGCTCATGGTCTGCCTCCCGGCGTTCGCGCAAAAGAGTTTAACCCTAATCAGCCGAATCCTAACACCGGACACGTTCGCAACGAGATACTGCGGAGCATCTGCGCTGGCTTGCCGGGCGCGCAGTTCTCGACCATCGGACAGAATTACGCGGAGATCAATTTCTCTGCCGGCAGACTTGAGCGGCTGACCATCACAGCGCAGTGGACAGTCTTGCAAGAGTTCGACATCGCGCTTGCAGAACGTCGCATCTTTAGCGAGTGGCTAAAGATGGCACTGCTGATGAAGGTTATTCCGCTGCCAGTGGAGAAGCACTTTAAGTTCAACGCCCCTAAATTTACAGGCAAGCGGTGGCCAGGTGTGGATCCGATCAAGGACGCAAACGCCAAGGCGCTCGACCTCGCTAACAAATTCACATCGCCGCAACGCATCCACGACGAGCAAGGCACTGACCTAGAGCAGACCTGCATCGAGATCCAAGAAGCGTCGATGATCTACCAGCAATACGGCATTGAGTCTGACACAACTAAAGGGCCGATTGATGCAGAAACCGAAACCGAAACCGAGGATGGAGGCGAAACAGTGACGGCAGAAAACGAGCAAGGCATGGAAACAAAAGAACTGACTGAAATTCTCGGCGTTGCTGTTCGCGCTGGCGTTGTCACGCCATCGCTAGAAGTCGAGGCCGCGATGCGCGCAAAGCTCGAGCTGCCGGAAATGAGTGCTGACGTAGTCGCTGCGTGGACGGCTGATGGCGGTGTGCGGCGACCGATCACGTTAAGCAGTATCAAGGGCGGCGAATCAGAAACGGCTGAGACGATAGATGGCGGCGAAGATAGCACTCCCGCATGAAGCCACCCGACTACATCATCAACGCCGCGAAGCGCGGCCTTGAGCTGCTTGCCGAGGGCTTCGGTGGCGACGGACTGACCGAAGGCACTAAGGACGCCGCAAGGCGTATGGCAGCAGGTGAGGTAAGCGATGACAAGATTGTGAAGGCTAACGCATGGGGGGCGCGTCACGCAGTGGATCTCGAAGCAGGAAAAAACAGCAACCCAGACGACAAGGAATGGCCGGGCGCCGGCGCAGTGGCGCATTACCTCTGGGGCATCAACCCGCTCGATCCATCACCTGCTCGGGAATGGTTTGAGCGACAGGCAGAGAAAATTCAAAACCCAATTAACTCAATGAAAAACTGGTTTACTATCACCAACAAATCCGAACTGTCTGCCGAGGTCACCATCTACGAAGAGATCGGCAGCTACGGCATCACGGCCAAGGCATTTCTTGACCAGATCAAGAACGTAGGCAAGCGCAAGATCACGCTCCGCATCAACTCACCTGGCGGCGAAGTGTTCGATGGACTCGCAATCTACAACCGACTCCGCGAACACAAGGGCGGCGTGGAGGTAAGGATCGACGGCATCGCTGCTAGTATGGCGAGCGTTATCGCAATGGCTGGAGCGCCTGTAAGCATGGCAGAAAATGCGCTGCTTATGGTGCATAACCCGAGCGGCCTGTGCGCTGGTAACAGCGGCGACATGCGCGAGCTGGCAGACATGCTCGACAAAGTGCGCGGCTCACTGACCTCCGCTTACGAGCGCAAGACAGGCAAGACTACCGAGGAAATCGGCGCGATGATGGACGCGGAAACATGGATGACAGCACAGGAGGCACTAGCCGCTGGATTCGTTGACGAAATAACCGGAGAACTCAAGATGGCAGCTAGCGTAGGCAAGCTGTCTGTGACAGGCAAACTAGCTGATAGAGAAAAATCATTTGACACACACAAACAACACACATACACAAACACCATGACCGATCCTAAAATGCCGATGGAAACCAAAAACTTGCCAGAAGAAGCCAGTCCTAAGCCGATGGGAGCAGACGGCATTGAGCTGGCTATCACGCTGCTCCGCGAAGCTGGCTACATCGTCACGATGCCAGAAGAGGAAGAAGAAGCAGCAGAGGAAGCTGCGCCAGAAGAAGCTGCCGCAACTGCCTCTAGCCTTGTGACTATCACGGCCAACGCTGACGATCTTCGCTCAGAGGGTGCGGTGCAGGAACGCAAGCGCATCGCTAACATCCGCGCTTGGGCTGCGGTAGTTGCTAAAGCGCACAAGTTCGACCTCAACAAGCCAATCGAAGAGTTCATTGCTAGCGGCAAAACGCTGAATGAGTTCAAGGAACACATCATCACCAACTCCTTCCGCGCTGAAAGTCTCTCGACTGCCACAGACACCAGCGGCGCGCAGGGCAATACGATGTCGCGTGAGTCCTTCACCAAACTTTCGCCCTACAACCAGAGCGAGTTCTGCAAAAAAGGCGGACGAATCACCGAATAATCCAACCCAGTAAAATCACCAACAACCACTCAAAATAAACCACTACTCATATGGGCGCTCCTACTAACAACAACACGCTTACCAACCTAATCCCCGATGCCTACGCCGCGCTTGACGTGGTGAGCCGGGAACTCACTGGCTTCATCCCTTCCGTTGCTCGAGATTCTCGCGCAGACTTGGTAGCGGTTGGCCAGACCCTCCGCTCCATCGTTGCTCCGGTTAACTCTTCCGGTGCCGACATCACTCCTGCGATGGCTATTCCGTCTGCTCTCAACCAGAGCATCGGCAACAAGTCGCTGACGATCACGAAGTCCCGCTTCTATGGGTTTTCCTGGTCTGGCGAAGACATCATGGCTGTCGATAAAGGGCCGGGCTACCTGACTATCCAGCAGGATCAGATCGCCCAGGCTCTCCGCACTGCGGTCAACGAGATCGAGGCCGACATTGCCGCTGCTGCATCCGCCGGCGCCTCCCGCGCCTTCGGGGCAACGGCAGACACCGCTCCGCTCATCAGCGACTTCTCGCAAGCCAAGAAGATCCTCGATGACAACGGCGCGCCGGGCACTGACCGTCACGCTATTCTGTCCACTGCTGGCGGCGTAGCTGTTCGCGGGTTCTCTAACTTGTTCAAGGTTAACGAAGGCGGCGACACCACGCTGCTTCGTCAAGGACAGCTCGGCGACCTTTACGGCTTCGCGCTCCGCGAGTCCGCACAGGTAGTCCGTCCTACCGCTGGCGCAATGGCTTCAGCCACCTCGACCAGCGCGGCCTTTGCAGTTGGTCAGACCGCGATTCCTCTCGCAACCGCTGGAACTGGAGTTGTTGCCGCTGGCGACATCATCACCTTTGCGAACGACAGCAATAAATACGTTGTCGCAAGTGTTTCCTTCGCTGGCGCTAACCCGGCGAGCGGTGACACCATCACGCTAGCCGCTCCCGGCCTTCGCATCGCTCAGGGCGTTGCCACCCGTGCAATCACTGTGTTCGGCACTAGCTCGCGCAACTGCGCGTTTTCCCGCAACGCCATTGTCCTTGCCACTCGTCTGCCGGCCATCCCGCCGCAGGGTGACATGGCCATCGACCGTCAGGTGATCACCGACCCGCGCACCGGACTGAGCTTTGAGCTTGCGATGTATCCCGGCTACCGGATGAACACCTACCACGTCTCCATCGCTTGGGGCATCACGGTGTTCAAACCCGAGCATCTCGCCATCATCATCGGCGGCGTCTAGTAGCAACACCTAAACCACTACAAAGCGCCCGACTCGACTAACGGGTCGGGCGCTTTTGTTGTATGTCATCACGCATCACCGCAGCTTGGGAGCGACTCTACAGCGCGCAGACCCGCACGCTCGCAGACACCGCGACGAGCGACCTAGGCACTCGTCAGGCGACTGTCGGCACGGTCACGGGCAACTGTGTCCTCGGTGTTGCTGCGTTATCGGACGAGCTACAGATCGACGGCTTCGCGCAAGGCGGCGACTATGCGTTCACGATGCTTGCCAGCGCGTTTGATGTGCTGCCTGTGGCGCA